AATGAATGCAAGGACGGAACAACTAGTGGATCCAAGAGATTTTATAAGTACAGGCACAGGAGAATATAAACTATATCCCTATGCCAAAGACCTATTTTATAGACCAGATGGAATATTAGTCATGACCATTGAGATGTATAACCAAGAAGATACCCAAGAATTTAGCTTTTCCTTTAAAGCAAGTCCTCAAATGAGAAGATTTCTAGATAGAACATTAGGAGACGAGGAGGCGGAATGACTCAAAAGACTAATACTAGAGTACTAATAGATACAAACAAACACGGAATAAGAAGAGAAACTAACCTTGATACAAATTACAATAAGAAACTCAAAAGAAACAAATACAAGAATAAGCACAAAGATAGACAAATATAACAGATAGTTATAGATATATAGCAGATAGTTATAGATAATAACAAATAGTTATAGATATATAACAACTATTTATAGATATATAACAAATATTTATAAAGATAACAACTATTTATAAAGAATAACAAATAGTTATAAAGAATAACAACTATTTATAAAAAATATAATTAATATTTATAACATAAGTATAAAAAATACCAGAAAGGTATGCGTAATGTCAAATATATATATAGATATAGCGATATGTCGACAATTGGAGATAATATAATGGGATATCCCACATTTACAGAAGAACAAGTACAAGAATTTATAGATGTAGCCAATGAGATTGGCATAGGACCCGCTATGCGGGCATTAGGCTATCCTAAGTCATATCACACAGCAAAGAAGTTCTATGTTCAAAGAAATATAGATATGCCAACAGCTAATACCTTAGCTGTTATGTCTAAAGATTTAGCTATATTTTATACAGATAGAGAGAAAGTATTGGCGGCACAAGCAGTAATAGATAGATCAGTAGAGAAACTATATGAAGATGATCTACTTGCAGAAGATATAAACAAACTATCAAATGCATTACATAAGGCTATACAAACGATTAATCTAATAGAAGGCAAATCTACCAATATTAATGAAAATAGATCTAAAGATGGCACAGATCTAGCAATAGTAGATATGCTTAATGAGGCCAAAGTTAGATCACAATCTATAAAGGATTCATTGAGAGTTGTTAATTGAAGATTATATATTTATCTATATGTCTATTTGTCGACAATTGTATGCAGACCACCCGAATTGACAAATATGGTTTAAATGGTATTTTTGCTACTATAAATAAATTTGGACAGTAAATATGGATACTATGTTATATAAAACCAATAGCATCGAAAATTTATTTTCTACAATAAATCCTGAATTGATGAAATTTGTAGAAGGTAGGCGGGAACTTACTAAATATGATCCTATGTTATTTGCACTTACCTATTTGCCACATCATTTAAAGAATATGGAAGATGCTCTTACTCTTTCTGAGTTTCACTGGGACTTGGCTGAATATGGAAAGACATGGATCAATAAGCCAACTGCTCCTAAAGAAAATAGGGATGCATTTATTGCTCCTAGAGAATGTGGCAAGTCTACTTGGATCTTTTTAATTCTACCTATGTGGGCCGCCGCTCATGGTCATATTAAGTTTGTAGCTGCCTTTTCTGATGCTGCCTCTCAAGCTGAGACGCACTTACTAACATTTAAGAATGAATTGGAGACAAATGAATATCTCAAACAAGATTACCCTGAACTATGCACACCTAAAATTGTCGGTTCAACTGGGCGTTCCCTTGCGGCAAATGCTTGGCGTATTATTCAGTCAAATGATTTTATCTTTGACGCTAATGGTATTGATACTAACTCACTGGGTAAAAAGGTCTTTGGTCAACGCCCTGACCTCATTATTCTTGACGATATTGAAAAGGGTGAAAAGAATTACTCTGAATACCAAGCAGGCCAGCAAAGAAGAACAGTCTTTGACGATATAGCTCCAATGAATATTTACGCCCGCATGATTATTGTAGGCACAACTACTATGCCTAACTCTATGATGGATGAGTTTAGAAAGCATTCTGAGGGCCAGCGTGAAAAGGCACTGGAGTGGATTACAGACCAGAATGTGGATGTACACTACTATCCAGCCATTATGACGGCAGATAATGGCTCAGAACGCTCTGTATGGCCTGAGAAGTGGCCTCTAGCCTGGCTTGAGTCCCAAAGACACTTGCGTGACTTCGCCAAGAACTATATGAACAAGCCAGTTAACCTTGATGGTAACTTTTGGACATATGAGGATATAATTATCCAAGAAGAGGAAGAATATGGAAATACAATTATTTCTATTGACCCAGCGGTAACAAAGAATAAGGTTTCTGACTATACAGGTATTGCTGTATTGAGCAGAGGTGAAGGTGGCAATATATTTGTAAGAGAAGCAATTCAACTCAAAGTATCTCCATCTGAATTAGCAGAAAGAGTAGCAGCATTAGTAGATACATATAATGCTGGTATGATATATGTAGAAACTAACCAAGGTGGTGATCTCTGGCAAGATGTTTTCAAAAACATTCCAGTTCGCTACAGATCAATTAGACAATCAGTATCAAAGCAGATTCGTGCAGGTAAGGCTTTGAATTACTACCAACAAGGAAAAGTAAGACACACAAGTCACTTTCCTGCATTAGAAGAACAAATGTGGTCTTTCCCAAAGGTAAGCCACGACGATATACTTGATGCTGTTGTGTCAGGGATCTTATACTTTTTGGACAACACGACTCCAAAAGTACTAGTAAAACAATTAAATTACTTAAGGAGATAAAATGAGAGACATTAAACTAGCTTTAGACCAGATTATCAATAACAGAGATAAATATATGGTCTGCGAAGCATATTACGAAGGCGTAAACGATGAAGTTTTTACTCATCAACGCTGGTATAGACTATTTAAGAATGAACTTGGACGATTTAAGAATACAACTCCATTTCGCTTTAACTTTAGCAAGACTGTAGTAGATGCAGTACATAATCGCTTAGAAATCCAATATGTTGAGACAACTACTTCAGCAGGAGATGATTACATCAACAAAATATGGGAACAAACAGATCTAAGATTAGATATTAACGAAATCCACAGAAATACACTTGTTTATGGTGATTGCTATGCAATTGTTTGGCCAGATATGGATGGAAATTTAGCTATAGATTACAATTCACCACTTACAACTACTCTTGTCTATGATCAAGAAAATCCTCGCATCAAATCATTTGCTGCTAAATTGTGGCAGATAACTGATGCAAATGATCGCAAGATTATTAAGATTAACATGTATTACGCAGATAGAATTGAAAAATATGAGGGTCTAGGTGAGATTGATAGCATTAATGGCGTTCCTAATTTACAATTAATAGAAACTGTGGTTAATCCTTGGAACGAAATTCCAGTATTCCACTTTCGCACACATAAACCATTTGGAAGAGCAGAACATGCTGATGCATTTGGTCCACAAGATGCCATAAACAAGCTAATATCAACTCACATGTACACTGTAGACTACCAAGGTGCTCCACAGCGTTATGCATTGGCTAACGGTGGCAATTCAAATGAATTTGATGACTTCTCAGAAGATGATACAGCCAGAGAGAACATTGGAGCATTACAAAATGGTCCAGGACAACTTTGGTACTTACAAGGCGTATCTTCAGTTGGACAATTTCCAGCAGCAGACCCTGCAACATTTACAAACCCTGTAAATGAATTTGTTTCTGATATGGCTGCAATTACTTCAACTCCAGTACATTACTTCTCAAGCACACAGTACTTGCCATCAGGCCAAGCCCTTCGTGTTGCTGAAGCACCACTGTTTAAGAAAGTACTTAATCGCCAATTGGCATTAGGCTCAACTTGGAGAGACCTATTTAAGTTCATGCTTAAGATAGAAGGCATTGTTGCTGATGTAGATATTGACTGGAAGTCTCCAGAATCAGTAGACTCGTTAGATCAATGGGATATCGCAGTTCGCAAGAAGTCAGTCGGAGTTCCTTTGGAACAGATCCTTCTTGAGCTAGGATATGACCCACAAATTGCAAAACTTATTTCAGATCAAGCAGTTCCGTCAACTCAGGTAGCTTTACCAGGAGTTGGCTTAAATACAAATAATATGGCTATGCAGCAAACTGCAGCAGAGCAAAACAATCAAGGAGCATAAAAAATGGAAGAGCAGAATATCGTAGAAGGTACATCTACCGAAATTCGTGATCCTAAAGCCGTCTTAGACGCTTTGGACAAAGCAAAGGCGGAAGCCAAGAAATTTAGGTTAGAGAAAGAAGCATTAGAGCTACAAATTAATGAATTTTCTTTAAAAGCATCAAGTATCCAATCTAATTTAATTAATGAGAAGATAAACAAGCATTTATCATCTTTAGGAATTCAAAACGGAGATAAGTTATCTAAATATCTTAAATTAGATCAACTATCTTTAACTGAAGATTTTGAGGTTGCTGGATTAGATGAACAAGTTGCTACATTAAAAACAGACTTTCCAGAATTGTTTGATCCAAAATTTATAGTAGCTGGCAAAGCTGATAGCGGAATATCTGCATCTATAGATGTAAATCAAACTGCCTCAGATATGCAAGCTAACATGGTGTTAAAAAGATAATATTTACGGTATAATTGGCTTAGGCAAGTCTCCAGTTGGACAATTGGTACTTGCAACTAATACAATTGGACAATTATATTAATTCAAGTAAAACCAAATCTAATAAATTAACTAACTAAGGAGAAATACTATGACCGCAGGTCGCACAGATCTCACCGAGGGTAATGGTTATATTCCAGAGGAAAAAGGCTCAGTTGCTATTCAAGCAACAATTGCTAACTCTGTAGTAGAAGCATATGCTCGTCGTGAGAACATGTCGTCTCGTACAAAAGGCGTTCCACGCTTTGTATCAGATGCACCAGTAATCGTTGCAGAAGGCGTAGACATTCCAAATTCAGATACAACTCTGGATGAGATTGTTCTTACAGCTAAGAAATACGCACAAATTTTTAATATCTCAGAGGAAGATGTAAACGATTCACTCGTTGACACCCTTAACACATACAAAAGAGAATGGGCCTCACAGTGGGCTCGTAAGTTTGACAATGCTTGTCTTGGAGTAACAGCAGCAGCTGACGGAGACGACGGACAACCGTTTGAATCTGTATATCGTGCAGTTTCACAATACAACACAGCTTCTAACCGTATCCAGACAGCTGGAGTATTAACATTCAAGGATGTTTCAGATGCTCTAGGATTAGCTGAATCAAGCAAGTACTTTGATGCTGCTAATACAGTATTCATTGCACACCCAAAGATGCTTTCAAACATTCGTAACATGGAAACAGCAGGCGGAAACCTTGTTCTTCCAGATCCATTAGCAGCTCGCCCAGGATCATTGTTCGGATACCCTCTAGTAATTTCATACGGTGCAGCTACATCTGCAGCAGCAACAGCTGCTCCAACAGGTAACCCACTTCTAATCGTCGGCAACCGCCAGATGATGATCAATGGTGTTCGTAGCACAGTTGAATCTGCAATCTCTCGTGATGCAGACTTTTCAAAGGACGGCGTTCTTCTTAAGACTCGTGTTCGCAGAGGTTTCGCTATTGCAGCGGCTGAAGCATTCGCAGTTGTTGAGATTACCGCCGCACCATAAGGAGGAAATGACAAATGGCTTCTAAACTATACGGACAATTCCTACTTAAGGCACTAAACAAGGAAGTAGATTTTGACTCTGACACAATCAAGGTTGCTCTACTTACATCATCTTACACACCTGACCAGGATGCACATGATTACTTCAACGATGTTTCGACATATGAAGCAACAGGCACTGGTTACACAGCTGGTGGAAACACATTAGCATCAAAGACAGCAACATACGATTCAGGCACAAACGTAATCGTTCTTGACGCTGCAGATGTTACATGGTCTTCATCAACTGTCACAGCTCGTTATGCGGTTGTATATGATTCAACAGGCACAGCAAGCACATCAGCTCTCATTGGCTTTGTAGACTTTGGTTCAGACCAGTCTTCAACTAATGGTAACTTCACAATCACATGGGATTCGACTGGTATTGTTCGAATCACTGTAGCGTAAGGTAATTACGCATGGATGCAAAGGTAGAGGTTGGCGCACTTCAAGCAAACGCTTGTCTAGTCGTAGTCCACACAACTGTTGAGATTCTTTCTGGGATTTACACTCCAGTTGTTTCCAACCTCTCCTTTGTGTCTAATATTGTTTCTATAGGTGGACACAGCATCTCATCAATAAACCCAGAACTAATCAGAATTGGAGTACGGGCTGCGGCTTAACGCCAGCAGCCTATTTTTATGTCGTTATATACAGTAGCCCAAGCAGAATCAAGTTTTTACTTTGCAACAAACTTAGATAGCTCATCAACAGAAAAAGTAAATAGAGCTGATCTTACTGTTTCTTCTAGTCAATTTGGAACTGTTACTCAAAATTCTAATTCTCTTACTGGAAACGCATCTTATGTTTTTGGTTCAGATGGCCGTGTGAGACATCAATGGGGTGGCGGTTTTGGTATAAATAACTTTATTCACGAAATAATATTTAAAAGAGATACAAATCCTTCTGCAGATGTAGTCTTATTTACTTCATTAGGTGAGGTTCAATTAATTCTTCAACCCAACGGAACGTTAAGAGCTTTCGTGAGGGGATCTTATGATACACAGAGCATAACTACATCTGCAGATTTTTGCGATGGTAAATTTCATCATTTAATTATTTCATATATGAATGGAGCAACTGGATTTAGATTTTATGTAGACGGAACACTTATACAAGCAAAAACAACTATTGGTAGTATAACTAATGTAGGTCTTGTTAACTTAGGTTCAGCTTTATCATCTACAAATGTTGCATCACAATACTCAGAAGCAACTATTGATTTTTATGCATTTTATAGATTTGGTAATTTAGAAGAGCCTAATATAGATACATTTGTAGCTAATCACTTATTAGCATTTGCAAATAAAACTGTTACAGATACACCATCAACTGCATCAGCATTATTAGTTAATCCAATAGTATCTGCAATTGCAAATGCATCTATATCAGCCCCAGCTTTAACAGCATCTGCTGAATCTGGAGATCATTTTAACAGCACTCGTGATAACTTTATTCTTTTAGATGGCTACATGTCTACATTATCATTAGAACAATGGTATAGATTTAATGATCCAAGAAGCATTACAAATTATGGAACTGGTGGTTCAACTGGTTGGATTTATCAGGAAAATTCTACAAACAATATTACATCTGGAATTCAAGGAAGTGGTGCTTTAAGAATCACAGGTGGATCTGGATCAGAGGTATATGCAATTAGTTCAGCACCTGTATCAACAGAATTTACTGATGATGATTTTTCATTAGGATTTTGGGTAAAGAAAAGTACTGCAGAATCAGCAGTTATATTTTCAGCAAATGATTTATATCAAACTGAATATTTAAGTATTGAATATAACTCAAGCGGACAAATTAAAGCAAATGCTCGTTTACAAAGTCAAGACAATCAGATAACTACATCTACTAATTTTGCAAATGGCAATTGGCATTATGTGGCTTTGCGTAAATCTGGCAGTACAATGGAAATGTGGGTTGATAATACATCTATAGGAACAGTAAGTGTTACTAATTCTATGTCGCAACTTTTAATTGCAATATTTGGTTTAGGATCAACAACTGTTACAGAACAAATGTACATCTCACAATTTTATATTGGAACATCGGCTGATATTACATCTACTGAGATTGCTAATATATACTCATCTGGAACTCCAACTGTTCAAGCTGGAGCAGCTATGGCAGATGCTAAGTTCTCACGCAATGACTCATTTAATAATTATGTAGAAAATAAATCACCTCAATTTTACTTAAAGATGGATGAAGCAACAGGAGTTCCTGTAAATACAGGTTCAATTGGTGTAACCATGACTCAACAAGGAACTAACTTTACTCAAAATATTGCAAGCCCTGTTTACAAATCTTATAACTTCTCAAATAGAGACACACAATTTAACGGAGCATGGACTAGTTCATCTGGAACATTTAGTACAAATAATAGACAAACCCTTGTTTTATATGCAAAATATGAATCAGCAGGTCTTAATGGATTAGCTGGAACTGCAGCATTTGAAGGCGGATCTGGAACAGGTATGTTCTTGCAGCAACTAGCAACTGGAACAATGCGTTTAAGATCATCAAATGGTGTAACAACTGAAGATGCAACAACAACTATAAATTATGCAGACAATGCTTATCACATGTTTGTTGCTGTTAAAGATGGAACAAATTTAATTCTTTATGTAGATGGCGTACAAAGAGCAATTAATTCAAGTGCTACACATTTATTTAGCGATGCTGGACAATTAGCAGTTGGTGGGCCTCCAGGATTAGCACCATCAGCAGCTTCAAGAAACTTAACTATTGATGAAATGGCTGTATTTAATATAGCGTTTACTGCTCAAGAAGCATTTGAAGTTTATCAAGCAGTAGATCAAGAAATGAATTGGACGGCATCTTCATTAATGGTTGAACCAGTATATACTGCTGGATTTGGTCCAACTATTGCAGAACCTGCAATGACAGCATCTGCAATAATGCCAAAGGTATTTCCATTTATTAAGCCTGCAACTGCAACTGGTTTATTTAAACACCCTAACTTTGAGGCTATAAAAAACACATCTAATGTAGCAGAACCTATGCTTGCATCAGCACAAGAAGAAAATCCAGGATTTGATATTAGTGAAAATAACTTAGTATTACACATGGCTGCATCAGCATTGTTTGCAAATGCAAGAGTATTAATACCAGGATTTTGGAATGCTAGCCCTGCAATTGCCAACCCAGCAATAATGGTAGATCCAGCAATATCATCTACTCTTGGTGCATTAATTAAAGCACAGCAAATGCCAGCAAGAGCTATATTGCCAACACCACCTGCTTACAAATTAATTACAGATGATATTTGGTATCAAAAGTTATTCCTACAGCACTCTGTTGTTCACGGTGAATCAGGCAATACACCTGGGTCATCGTCAGCCTATGCATTCTTAAAGTTATTTGATGATGTTACATCTAGCCTACCAGGTGCAGTAACAAGCAAGCTTACAAATAACCTACCGTTTTCTATTGTTACAGATAACCCAGATAGCACATCTACAACAGTTACATTTGCGACGGCCTCAAATGAGTTCCTAACAGCTACTCCAACCCCAGTTCTTGAGGTTGGTACATATGATAATTATGAGAGAAAGGCAGTACGCTTTAGAAATACACAGTTTAAGATATCTGAAGATATATATAGCGCAGAAGCACCTTACTCTCTTGAGTTTACATTTAAGTCAACAAAGTCAAATCAAGTTATTGCACAAAGCCGACAGAGAAGCTTTCTTAATTACCAAAGCGCAACAGCATCAATTGGTTTAGTTGATGGTAAATTGTTTGCAACTCGTGTTACACAAGAAATAAGCGGAAAAGCAATATTTGCTCATCCTGATAACACAAGTCTTGTATCCCAACCATCTTTTATAAGCACAGCATATGGCAATAAGAGAATAGATGACGGATTATGGCATCACATTATTGTTCAACATGGCTTTGATGGTCGTGTGCAATTTTGGATTGATGGACAATTAGATATCCAGTTCTTTGGAGATAGCATTTATGGGCGTGGTGGAAAACTTCGCCCATATATCTTTGGATCAAACCACACAAACTCAAGATGGCAGTCAGACTTTGAAACATCTGCTTGGTCATATGACGCAGCATTCTTTGTTCAATCAGACCAAATCATTGAGCATTACACAGCCTCAATTAAATATGAGCCAGTTGCAGCAGAAGTTGCTACAGCATTTGCTAACATAGTAGAACCAGTTGTTGCTGGAAATAGAGCTAGAGCATTGATGCTTTACTTCTGGCCAACATCTGCTGGTCAAGTTACAAACTTTAGCTATGCACAATTTACAAGCAATGAGTCTGCTAATACTCTTGAGACAATAGATTATTACACATCACCACCACAAGATTACGAAGGCTGGGATGTATTTCCAGTTGATATAACTGGAAGATATGTATCTGATTTAGTTAAGCCAGAAGCATATGGTGTTGAAAATATTCAGCTTACAACATTGGGTGGAACAGTTGCACAGTTCTCTGGCCCACAGCAAACATTAAAGGTTAATAAGCGTCGTACATTTAGAGATCCTTTAACTGATGCACCAAGATATATTGATTTAATTAATGACATTGATTTGTCTAAGTTTGACATGATTTTCTTCAAGAACTATCCAAATGATGCCATAGAAAAAGATTCATTTACTGGAAGCGAGATTGTTGATGCATACTTTAATTTAAGAGAGACTGCAATATTTGAGAAATTTGTTAAGAGCCTTCGTGCGGCTGTTGATACTGGATTATCTTTGATGGTTGCCAACTCTCAACTTGCTCTTGACCTTAAGATTGTAGATCGTGTTGAGACAGTTCCTGATATGGATGACAATGTTGGTCAAGGTAACTACAGCGATCCATTTGCACCAACACAAATGTTTGGTATTCCAGGTGCTGCTGGACTTCCAGTCCCTCCAGCATATAGAGAACCTCTTGGATGGGAAGATACTTGGAAAAATAATAGAACTAGAATAGTTAATACTTATCCAGGCATTACTGACTACCCATCTTTAATTAAAACTCAGGTTGCATTTTGGCAATCAACAGATGAGCTTAGATGGGGTGGCGCAGATAGGCCTTTTGCTAGATACGAGAACAAAGCCACATTATCAGTTGGAGATGAGTTTCTTATCTCTACAACTGGAGGGCAAGCAGATGATAATAGACAAGGTTACCTTGCTACACCATTTAATAATGTAAAAGCTGGAAAGATTATTACAGCATTTGCTAATACAGTTCGCAGAGGATTAGATGAAATAGAAAATCCTTACAAAGACTACGCTCAATCTATTATTGTTGAGCCAGGAAATGTTCTTGATGGCAGACAAGTTGGTGGAAAGATATTTGTAAACTTTACTGAAGAAATAAACAAATGTGAGGATAGTGGTGCTATAGAACTTATAAGCGATTACTGGGTAAACTATGCTTATGAGAATGGAGCAATTAGCATAGAATTTAGAAATGAATTGTTGGCTGCTGATTATAATCAAAATGAGACACCATACTGGTCTTATAACGGAATGAATATTTTACAACAAACTGATCAAGAATATGAATTAGACACTGATTTTGCCAAAAAGGGTGTCCAAAAGGCGGCTGTTAAGACAAGAAAAGTAAATAAGAACGGTGGAGTATCCTTTAGATCTGTTCCTAGTGGCTCTGTATTCTTCTCTAGTACATATTCAAACAAATACCCAACAATTTCTTTTGAGGTTCCGTCCATGCCTACAAGAGGATTCCGCTGGTTATCTAACAGAGAAGTTATTGAAGGAACAGTTATTAGACCAGAAGCATTTACAGCAACAGCAACAATGCCAAATGCTTTAGGTATTCCTGATAGGCCAGTAGAAATAATCCCTCAACCTATGATTGCAAATGCAATAATAGAAGAAACAAGATTTAGCAGTGGAGCAAGAATAATTCTTGTTTTACCAGCAACAGGAAATGCTGAGTTTGTAAAACCAGGGTCAACAATACCAGCAGCACCAATGTTAGCTAATGCAGGAATGTTTGCAAATAGCAGACCATCTGTTGCAGCTGAAGATCAAGTAGTACTATACTTGATGCATGTAGACCCAATACTATACATAAGAGAGGACGTAATCAAATGATTAGTCAATACTGGATAGATCAAATTCCTGCTAGACCTCTTTCGATTCAAGTAAAGGATCAGGATGGCAATGATTTAAGCCTCTCTGCCTATACTACAATTGAAGTTGTCATGCTTGGATCAAGAAATGAAGAGGTAAGCCTTGCAGGTGCAATACTTAATACAGCTGCTAAGGATTTAGGAACAATCATCTTTGAATGGCCAACAGATCGTAGTCTTTTTGACTACCCTGGAGACTATGTTTTACAGCTTAAATTAAGCGGAACAGGAAGATTAGATTTTACAACAACACATACTTTAAGAGTACGTGAATTAGGAAGGAGAAATCGATAATGTTTACAACTGTTAATAACGTAAAAGAATATACTAATGCAGATGTTACTCTTGATTTAGTTAAGAGAGCACAGGCTGTTATTGAAATATTTGTAGGTAAAGATGAGATTGATGTTAATAATCCCTCAGATCTATTAGTATTAGACAAGATGACTGCATTTCAATCAGCATATATGCTTGAAAATGAAGATGTAATTTATAAGCAGATTGCATCTAATTCAGTTGGATCTGGCGATTCAGCACAAAATTACAACACAGCAATGTCAGCACCATTTATTGCTCCTTTGTCTGTAATGGCAGCTCGTGGTCTTTCATTTAATAAGCCACGCAGCATCAAAACTGGAAAGATATTCCAGTTTCCTACATACATTGACTGGAGACGTATTTAATGAAAACAAATACCACAAAGCAATACCAGTATAAGGGTGACCTTTATGGGTACACAATAGTAACATCAGCAGACGGAACAGTAACAGAAAATGTCTATGATGAAATTCCTATTGAAGTTGCTATGTCTTTAAGAGTTAATTTGCTTGGTGAATTGGTTATAGATTCTTTATCTAAAATGCAATTAAATGCTAACATTACAAATGTATTAGATGCTAACGGAGAAGAAATTTATGTTGGTGGTCTATGGAGAATTACTAGAACTGCACCTATACTTGGTCCATTAGGATTAAAAGCGGGATATGAATATAGAGCAAATCTTATAGACGGACAAATTTAGTGCCGACATTTGATTTTGATTTAACACAAGAAGCCATCGAATATACAAGAGATGTTATGGCTCCTATGGCTGGAAATGCGGGACAAGAAAGTCTTATTACTAGTTTAGATATAGATGCATCATTAGTAGTTACAGTATATATAGCTGGACCATCAGTAGATGTATCTAAGGAATATGACATATCTTTTACCTCAAACCATCCAGAAGCAATAGAACAAATTACAGATAAAGGCCAAGATGCCTTTGAAGAATACGCAGAAAGGGCTTCAGATATATTTAATCTAATAGATGAAGCATTTAAGAGTTTATGAGCAGCATAGAATTTATATTGTCATTAATAAGTGGATTAATAGTATTACAATTACAATTAGTTTTATTGGTTAAATGGTTAGTTAAACATTATTTAAGAGAACTTATTCCTAATTCAGGCACATCCCTTAAAGATCAAATTACTAGACTTGAAGCAAAACAGCATGAGATCTACATGCATTTCATGAAGAAAACCATTTGACATATAACATATAACATTATATAATTGGATTATCTCACCAGAAAGGGGATACCCATGAAAGTAATTGATTATCATGAAGCAGTATTTGCTTCAGAACTAACATATAAAGCAAAGCTAACAGCTTTGGCAATATCATCATACTATAACTGGACTAAACAGCAAATGTGTTGGCCATCTAATGCAACATTAGCAAAAGCTACAGGTTTATCTATTAGAACTGTAAGTCGTTCTCACAAAGAATTAGCAGAAACTGGCTATATTGAAGTGTGGCATAGAAGTAACAATTCTAATATGTATAGACCCACAGTCCCTAGTCCAGGACACACAGTCAGTAGCCCAGGACACACAGTCAGTAGCTCAGGACACACAGTCCTGTCGGTACTGACACACAGTCTAATAAATAATGAAGTTAATAATGAACTTAATAATGAAATTAATAATGAAATTAATAATGAAAGAGATAAAGGTTCTAACGAACCTTTGGATATTATTATTATTTCTGAATCAAAGAAAGAAGAGTTACTCTCATGGTAAAAGGAGATATTTACTTTTGCAACGAATGTATGAAGTTCCTTCGATTCCTTGATCACTGTAAAGAGTGTTCCGCCCCCGCCGCCAAAATGGGATGGCTGGTTACAAATGAGTCCTAGGTGTAAATGCGGTTCTAAGGCCGATATAAAGGGCGTAAGTGCCAAAGGTAAGAACTACTATAGGTCCAA